CGACTTTATATCTAATTCCTCCGTGTGTTATCACTGAGTTTCGCAGCTGCATTTTGAGCAAACTTCTCAGTAAACTAGAGTTAAATAAAATATCCCAAAACCCATGTTCAGCTTTGAGAAGAGGAACATCATAATGTCCGTCGAACTTTGAATGATCTAAACATACAGCAAAAGGTGTTTTGAAGTGATCCCATGATTGTTTGATAGAGCTTGCTAATCCAGCATTATCATGTAGTTTAGAAAAGACATGATGTAGCGGTTGATCAAAAAATCCATGCAACTCTTTTTGTTTTAAAACTAAATCAAATTGGAGAACGAAACTTTTGAGTAAATACAAATACTCATAAGATCTATGTTGTATTAGCCTACCTGGTTTTCCTAATTCCATTTTATCGATGCCAAGCTTCTCGTATTTGATGAATGCTTGTGCTCTAGCTATTTGCTTATCTACGAATAAACGTGATTCTAATATATTACTATAAGCTCGCTTATACCTGGCCAATATATTTTTGCGAGTGTTACTAAAAATGTGAGTTGAACCCAGTTGGCGGAATGAGCCTTCCGGGGACGAACACTTGACATGATTCGCCAGTGTTTTGTACAAGTTTAAAAATGATTGAAATATATCACCTTCGGGGCTCGTCTTTAACGGTGCTACACAGTGTCTCCCGAAGATGGCGTCGTATTCATTGCAGAAACATTTATTAAAATAAAATTGTGGTTGTGTGAGTAGCTGTGTATCTACTATTTGTATAAAAAAGGATTGCTTGTGAGAGCCTATGTGACTAATGTCTACCTGTAGGCCAGATACCTCTCTCTTATTAAGACTAAGAGAGGGGCAGTATGCAGGTAGGACACGTAGGCAATTTTAAACGGTGATTTGAGGTGCATTCAACGCGACACTGGGTAAGAAACCACCAATAAATGAGTGTTCTCCCGGAGGATTTATTTTCTTTCCGAGGTCCCCTATAAGTGTCTTGTTCAAGTGAGTCATGTTATCCAGATTGTTGTCATTCTTTATGACAGCTCTGAATTTTAACTCCTCAGGTTGAACTGTGAATGCAATTGTGACGGCTGTTGCTAGTAATTCGTAGTCATCTGGCGACTCCGTGGTGCAGCCATTTTTCATGAGCCACACCCTAGCATCTATAACTAATTGATTAATGAGAGAAGTGTTACGTATTTTTAAAAAATGTTTAGTTCTAAGAAAATTTAAGAGCTTGCTATAAACCAAAAACCGTTTCTTCTTTTTGGTTATTTTATTTATCGCTGATCTACAAGGGACAGTGAATATTTCTTTAGCGACATAATCGCTGCTGTCTATTTGTAGACTTTCATCACTATTTACAATTTGCGAGCAAGCTTGAACTCCAGCATTATGCGTGTGCATTTCAGAACTCAAATGAGTTCCACCGTTTTCTATGCATGCTATTCCATCATCATCACGAATGATGTCACCTTTCGTCACTTTAGGTTCTGTGAACCTGACACGCTGATCTTCTGGTAGTTCTCTTTGTTCATAAGATTGTTCCATTTGATCTTCCAATTCCACTTCATCAACTAGGTCGGGCAATCTCATGAACTTGTTGGGCGTTATGTAATTTACAGTAGTCTCCTTAGTAACTACTGGTTTTATTAGTCTTAGTTTTTTCTTAGCTTGTGTTATTTTTCTTAGTATGTATCCAAATCGTTTCGAATTTTTATCAGATTTATGAGTGTTTATGACGTCACCATCTGGGCAAGAGATGGATTGATCGCTATCCCATAAGCCAGGTGCTGATGCAGACGGGGGGCTACATTGCACATCGCGAGGACTGTAGAAAAATGCCATACCGAGTTTACGGCGTGGTTGTAATCAACCACCAATATATATAACTATTGAATTGTTAATGTTGAAGGCTGCGAATATTTATCGAGTACAAGCCCTAAGCTAACTAAAAATACGTGTGAGCATGTCATGGAGCGCCATGACCCGCCATGCTATTCAGACCAATTCACGAAGAACTTGGTTAATAATGGGGAGCATGGAACCAAT